CATATGCGCATTGTCTCCGTCCCACCGCGTAGCCATATGCGTGCGCGAGAAGTAGTGCCCACAATCTCCCTGCTGGAAAGGCTTTATCTGGCCACAACTGATACATCGAAATACACCGCTCGGCATTGTATCTCTCAACCGAATATACGCACTGAACACGCGGTCTAACTTTTTCACTGGGTCGGCCTTCTTCCGTGTTCCCGTTGAAGGTTTCGACTTAACGCCCTTTTTCTTTTTCCTATAGTACCAATTAAACATACCCTCAAAATGCTACATTCGTTAGCGGACGACCTTTAGAGCAAATCATCCATTTTTCACTATTTGCCGGACATTCAAGGCGCAAATCTGACACACGGCCGAAGCGTCTGAACGACCCGCCTAAATCAACAATCCATCCTTCTTTGCCCTCGTGCGGTCGAATAGCACGCCCAACCATTTGATAATACAGCCCCAGCGACTTCGTTGGTCTTGCAAGGATTACAGTATCAAGCTCCGGATAGTCAAACCCTGTCGTCAGCGTGCCAACATTTGCAACGACACTAATACGCCCCGCTTTGAACTGCGCAATGATACGCTCTCGTTCTCTCTTCGGGGTCTCTCCGGTCACTATTGCGGCAGCAATGCCTTCTATTTGCAATTTCCCTACAAGTTGGTCAGCCTCTTCGATAAATCGCGTGAATACCAATATGCCTTTACGCGGGATGCCACTTTTGGGGCGTAGCACTCGCAAGACCGTAACTGTAAGTTTGTCGTAAAATCCACTTCTCTCATATTCCTGTTTTAGGCTTTTTTCATCATAATCTGCACCGGTCGAATTGCTTCGCACACGGGTCAAGTCGATAGACGTTAAATCGTAATAATGCAAATCCGCAAGATACCCTTTTGCAAGTAAATCCGAAATCTGACAGTAGTAAATCACCTTGTCAAAGATGCGAGGGCGCGTCCGCGTCAAGAACTTCAACATCGACATTCCGTCAAACCCTTGGCTCAATCGATATGGTGTCGCAGTCAAACCGACTACACGCCTCTGTGTCGCGTGCAAGAATTGTTCGTACATACCACCTCTGCTATTCACATAATGGCACTCGTCAACTATCACATTGCGGAAATGAGCGAAATCGTTCATATGCTTTATCGCGCTTCCGATCGTGGCAAAAGTTATTCTGCTTATCTTCTTTATGCCGACGGAGGCAGAATATACGCTACATTCTTGACAGCCATAGGAGAGCATCTTCGCATAATTCTGCTCCAGTATTTCCTTCGAAGGCTGAAACACCAATAACGGCCCATCAAGACGCGACGCGATGTCGGCTATCACGAGGCTTTTTCCCGCCCCTGTTGGCAACACAAGCAAGCCATTCCCACGTCCATTTTTGAACGCCGCAACAGCCGCATCGCTCGCGTCTTTCTGGTATTTTCGTAAAACGTATCTCATCAATCTCCGAAGGGCATTTCGTCATCTGCTCCCACCGCTTCCGGCTGAGGAGTTTCCGGAACGTCAATGCCGAAAATCGCCGAAAGTGCTTTTCGGTTGCGTTCTTCATTAGCCCATAGTTCAGAACGGTCTGGAATCTCAAAGGCCTTTGCCAGAACAAACGTGCCTTTCTCTTTGCAAAAAGTGTACATCGCATAATATCCACCTACAGCAATGCAGAACGTTTCTCTTGAGGGCAGAATCATTTCACGAGTGCCGGACTTCACCTCTGCTGCGTACTTCTCGATTTCCAGAACAATCGCTTCGTAGGCTTCTTCAGCGCGTTTCTTCATCATCTTCGCAGTTTCCAATGCTTGCTCCAATTCGGCCTTTCGCTGCGGAACAACTTCCTCTTGAAGCAAGCAATACTCCTCTCGAATGTTGCCAACTTCAAAATCATCCAGTTCGCGCATCGCAATCTCGTTAGACGGGAACGTCGCATTAAACTCCTTGCCAACGAAATTCATCACATCGGCAGGACTTTTCAAAGTTTTCTTTACGCCTGCAAAATCCAATTCGACAGGCAGCACCTCTTTCACTTCGTCTGAAACGACATACTTGATTTCAGACGGAACATAATTTTTCAAATTTGCATACATATTACATAAACTCTAAGTACCTTTCTATTTGTTGCTGTGCAGCGAAGATGGCTTCGGTTTCGTGCGGGGCAGGTATGTACAAACCAGCAACTGCGCTCGACCAATTTCGGAAACGCTCTATTGCCGTAGTCATCTCTGCTGTATCTAAATCCTTACTACTGCGTATATACACTACATCTTCGCCACGTTTGTTCTTTCGCGTCCTCTCAAAAATATCCTTATTCAACTGCCGCTTGAAAACATCGAACTTTACCTCTTCCAAAGTATATCCGAACTCACTTGCATAATAAGCAAGACAAACGTGCAGATAGGCATTTTGAGAAGTCGAACGCTGCCGATGCTTCCGCTTGACCTCAACGAGACCAAGCGGAGCACGGCAACATTCATCATAGAGGCGTTTGCAGTATTCCTTATACTGCTGCCTTTCATATTCATTATGCAGATTGAACAACGCCATTTTAGAACGGCATTTCGCCGTCTTCGTTTGCTTCGGGAACTGCTTGCGATGCCACCTCTACTGGCGCGGCAGGTTGCACACTTGAGGCGAGTTGAATCTTCACTCCTCGCACGCTGGTGAAGTTACGAGGCTCATTTGTCTGCTTGTCTTGATACTTCACTCCCGAAAGCGCGAAGTCAACAACCACTCGCTGACCAACCTTGAAAAGGTCGAGGTCAAAGCACCGTTGCCCGCTGAACTCAAACTGCGGGAAGTTTGGCCATGGCTCGCCCGTATTCGGGTCGAAACGTGTGCAATCCAGCACAAGACTGCGCCGATTGAACGTGCGAGTACCGTCTTTCGATGTAACCGTAAGCGTCGGTCCGAGCGTATCTATTTTACCTGTAATCTGATACAACATTGTTAGCAAAAACTTTTTGATTCGTTATTAACGTTCTATTCTCTTCCAAGAAATCTGCTACGCACTCACATTGCTGTGCGAGCATAGTGCGAGCCTGTTCGTGGTCATACGTGTATGCTTCACGGTACTGCGCTCCAGTTATAAGCGGAGTGCGACCAGTACCACCTTTCAATACGTATACCACAAACTCAAACTCTTGCACATCTTTCATCAAACCAGATTCGACCAAGGTGAACGGATAAGTGTAACGCTGCCATTTCTTTTTGAAATCGCCAAACGTATAACGCTTTGTCGTCTTCAAGTCCATTACTTTCATCTGTCGAATATAGTCCACGAAGCCGTGTAGTTCAACTATCCCTCGTGAGGTCTCGATGTTTGCCTTCGTGTAGAACTGGCAAAGCGAGCCGGAGAAGAAATCGGCCACTTCGAGGCAAAATTCTTTGTCGAAGAAAAACTCAAAGCCATCGAGCGCAGCATAGAAGAATACCTGCCCAACGGAAGCAAATGCGGCATCCGCGTCTGCTTGGCTGGAATCTTCGTTCACAATACCAGCACGCACGCGAGCAGCGAACAAGTCGCTGCCATTGCGTACGGTCTTAATTGTGTACTGCGGAAGGATAGACTTGCGACCGAGCACCATACAATCTACAATCTCATTCAAGCAAGAACCCTTGCAAGCGGATTCAGACGCCGGTGTCGGCACTTTGTTTACGTAGTCGAGAAACTCCTGCTTCAGACGGGCATCCACTTCTTCTTCCGAGAAGTGGAGTGTCCCGTCCGATTCGGAGTAGTTCGCGTGCCACGCTCCTGTCTCATCTTGATAGAAATAGCCTTCAACAGACGTATCTATCATACGCTGGTACGCATCCAAGAGGGAGGGCGAGAAAGCGTACTTCGTGTTAAGCAGCTGCGTCCTCATACGACTTCTTTGCAGGATTGTAGTGGAGGTGCAATTCTTCAACGCGAGCCTTGAACATCTCGCGAGCGCGGATCTTGCTGTCCCAAATCACTTCGCTCTTGCTCATCTCTTGTGCAAACGTGTTGGCAGACGCGGCGTCTGAGATGTTTGCAATCGACTCTTCAAGCTGCGCGATCAGCGTGCTGTACTCCTTTCGCGTTTCCTTGATTTTCTTCACGTTGTCCTCGTAGAAGCTAAAGACTTTCTTGAGCGTGTCGTTGTCTTTCACAACTTCACCCTTTGCGTCGATAATCGTCGGAATCTTTTGCGAGGGAGGGAGGTTGCAAGTGTTCTTCGCGTAGAACTTCTCTTGAGGCGTCCAGAAAACGGTACGTTCATTTCCGATTGCTTGCACGTAGCCAACGAGGTCTAATTCCTTCATCAAATCTCCTGCTGACGAACCGCCAATTTCGGGGCGTACAATCTTCACTTCTCCGTCTTTTTCTTCACGCTCGTGGGCGACAAACACGATGTTCTTGCCCATCATAGACACGTCGCGCAGAAAGTTTACGAACATAACCTTTCGCGCTCCGTACCCTTTCAGAGAAAGTGAACCATCACGCATACGCATCTTCGAATCGGTGCGCATAATGTACTCGCTCATATAATCGAGCATTTTGCCAGCCGTGTCGATAACAATCGTCTCGCAAACGACTTCATCATTTCGCAGTTCGTCCAAAGCGCTCAAAGCCTCTTCCCAACTCTTCACTTGAAGTGTCGGACACTGAAAGGCCACGTTTACACGCTGGACTCCTCCGTCGAAATCAAACAACACGGGACTGGGCGCGCTGAGCGCCATTGTCGACTTGCCGATACCCGGCTGACCGTACAGCAGCATTTTGATCGTCGTGCTGTACTCGAGTTCACTTGGATTCTTAAATAAACTCATAGCTTTTAACTTTTAATTAAACGTTACTTTTAACTATCACCAAACAGGTGATTTTTGTTCGCATATCTTATAAACTCCGCTTTCTCGTGCACTTCTAATTTTGCATAAGCGGACTTAATATGATTCTTCACGGTGAACGGCGAGATATACAGTTTATCCGCAATTTCTTCATTCGTGCATCCTTCGTAAACAAGCCTCATAACTTGCATTTCCTTGCTGGAGAGGTGCGCGTCAAACTGCGGCATACATATCACGCCTTCGTACTTACATTCTCCACGAAGTGGGCAGTCAACCTTTTCAAACCGCAGCGAATATCGATTGTAGTCGATTTCTGTCGTGTCTAACTTTCCAAGGTTGCACTTGCAAAATCTGCGCACGACCAGATAGCGGAAATACGACACGTTCAGCATACTATTCTTGTAGCACTCGCTCAATGCCGCATACGCTTCGGGATAGCAATCCATTATTCTTTCAAGCACTAACGCAATTACTTCCTCGCTTGATTCGGTCAGAC